TTAAATCTTCTGTTTAAAACGCTTATATCTCCAATATACATAAGCTAAGACTACGAGCAATAACAACCAAAGAATATACCTTAATGGTGTACTTTGGGCGTGTTTTCGTATTTGCTCAGCTTGCTGTATTTCGTGCTTTCGAACTTCAGTTTGAGCACTTGCGTAGGATTGCTTATAAAGAGTAGTATCAGCCTGCTGTAAGCTCTTAGAATGGGCTCTGATAGCTTTAATCTTTACCTTGCCATTGCGTACCCTTATAGTCTCACTATTGCCGTCGCGAGTGCGGGTATAGGAGAGTTCTTTAGCATTGCCAAGGCTGTCTTTGTCGTTTTCGAGTTCAATCTCGAAAGACGTGGCGGACAGGTCAGACCATTCAGACTTGTGAGACTGCTGAACAAAGAGCTGGGAGCTATCTTTATAGGTGATAAAGTGCTCTTTCTGGACTTGCCTTTGTGTGTAGGTTTCTACTTTTTTGGTTCTGCAACCAATCACTAACAAAAGGAGTAACATTGATAATAAAACTCTTTTCATACATAGTTATTTTGCTTGTTCAATCATTTTAATCACTTTTTTCAAAGTATCCGCATAGTTAGGTGCGGTAGCGTAACCTGCTTTACCAACCTCCTCTGCAAACTTATAAGGGTCACTTTTCACTTTCAATGCCTTTGCATAGCGTTCGTTTTTGATGAAAAATTGAGCGTGGTCGGTGAAGCTCTCCTCTGGGGTATCGTACTTCCTAAACCAATCTTTCACCACGTACAGATATTTGCCGTCCGCACGCTTAGTAATGCTGATAATTTCAGGAAAAAGTCCCTTTGTTACCATAGGCACGGAAAGTACCTCCGTAGTACGCACTAACTGCTTCTTACTTGCAGGCGTATCCTTGCTAGCTTTCACGCCAAACATCATATTACCAGGCGCATTCTTGCCCCAGCCGGTCTCTAATGCCGATTGCGCCAGTATGAATAGGTGTGATATTCCCGTTTTGCACTGAGTCTCTAGGGCGTAAGGCTTGTATTTTGTTATAAATTCTTTTGGTGTCATTGTTTTTATTATTAGAGGTTTGCGAGTTTTCGAGTGATTCTGACGGTTCAGACTTTTCATTCATATAATTGAAAATAGTTTTAGCAACTTCTTCTAAGTTTTCGCGATTGATAAATACTTGCTGAATTGCTTGTCCTGCTCTATCTAACCGCACCTTATCTTCGGCTTTTTCGCGTATAGATTTGATTTCGATAGCGCAGAGCACTAATGCCATAAAGAAAGTGACGAATGGAAAAAGCCACAACGATGTTTGATAATAAATTTCTAAGTACCAAGAGAGTAACCCATATATACTATCAACAATACTACAAGCGATGAGCAGGTTATAATACTGCGCCATCTTGGCAATGGTACGTCTATAACCGTAAGAGGTTCGTGTTTCGCCATTGCGTTTAGCCTTACGTAAGCCACTCCAAAGGTCAGCGAATATCATAAGGAGGACGAGAATATAAATACCCAGTAATATCCAAAGAATTACAAATATTTTTTCCATTTAGTTTACTTTTTAACTATTTTTAGAGTTACTATTTCCTTCTTTTTGTATAGTTTACTTACTTTAGCATAACCTTTAACATAAAAAGAAAAGTATTGTGAATTTTCCTTTCCATATTCCTCTATCTCTTTATCTTCAAAAAACCACCTCGTCTGTTCTAAGTGTGAAAAAAAGAAAGGCACTTTATGAAAACTGAAAATGATAGACATACCTTCACCTATAACATTCAAAAAATTAAATTTAATTATTATTTCTTTAATTTTTCCTTCCTTTTTTTCACAAGTTATGCCATTTAACAGAGCATCAAATCCAAAATCATCATAAAATGCAGAAATTCTAATTTCTTCTACTATTTTCGTAGTATCTTTACTGTTGAGTTCAGTAAAAATCTTTTCCAATAGATATGCATCACTACTATTTCCCCATTGAAAAAATTGTATTGCATTCATAGTTTAAATATTTCTGATATCAATATAACAATCGTTTTCGAAGATAGAAATCACTGCTGTAGAGCCTTTCTTGCCGTTGAAATTAGTATCACCTGTGTAGATGATGTTTTTCCCTGTGCAGGTAAAGGTTACTATTCCATCATCAAAAACCTTACGAAAAGAAACTGAACCCATATTCTGAATTTGATTCAACTCAATACTACAAGCATTGGCAACAAAAACCACTTGATTTTGATGGTTTACATTTAAAGTTGTGTTTTCACCAACTCTAACACCAGCACTTATAACATCATCATACCAAGCAAGCTGTTTAAAAAATCCTGCATAACGAACTCCATCAATACTGTGTCTTACGCTTAAACGAGTTCCATAAATGTAATGACTCATTAGAATTTCTAACGAAGATGCCGAAGACCCACTTCGCCTAAAGACCAACAATAAACCTCCCCAATCATCATTACCATATTTTACAACATAAGAACCTGAAGGTCTATTTACAAAATCATTCAGTTTGCTTGCCTCAATTTTAAACCCTTCTTGCATTTTTTCTTCAAAAAAGTTTTGTGTATCAATGAAAGTGTTAGGTTTCCCTTCAATATCTCCCCACGAATGTTTATGATTCTTATTGGCTTTGTCATCAATCTGTTTTTTTAAGTCTTGTGCCGTACCCGTATAATCTCCTTTTGGTAAGAGTCCCGAAATATCTACTTGATGAAGCCCCTCTAACTTCTCTTTATATTCATTAGTAAAGTCATTAGAACTTAATTCTTTCCCCTCTACCTTATCCACTTTTTTATCAAATAACACCTTATGAGCATTGCTGTCGTTTAAGTGATTGCTCAATTGCTCAGCTGAAGCTGTACCTTCTACGAGTTTATCCAAGCCTTCTACACTTGCCATTGGTATCTTTTCGCTTTTGTGCCAAAAACTATCCAACCAAGCCCAAAATTGCTCTTGTGTTGGTTTTTTAAGGTTAGAAAACCACTGCTTTAATGTTTCTATTGCTGTCATATCGTTTAGTTTAAAAATTAAAATCCTACAAATTCTATAAAACGAATCACTCGGTAAGGTGGCATATTGTTGTGAGGCTGGTCGCCACCCGTACCTGCCGAGGTACGCGTCATATCATATCCCTTGTTATCATAGTCTGTTTCTTCTGATCCTATACTGCCCGGTAGATATACAGTCCCCCAGGCCTCTGAATAATATATATCATTGTAATTGTGAGTGTGCAAAGGCATTTCCGCAATGGTAAGTCTATGCATTTTTTCTCCTCCTGTCCTGCCTATCACTCCTAAATCATTATCAGCAATATCTTGTCCCACAGCCATACGTCCTCGTAAAGGTTCATACTCTCGCCAGCCTTCTGGTAAAGGAATATTAGCTGGTTTTCCCCATATTGCCACCAACCCCAAGGGTACCGTTTTCTTTACGCGTTCCTCTAATTTCTCTAAGCGTTTCAGCAAAGAGGTTTCTTCTATAAAGGATTTCTCTTCTATTTGTCTGTTGTTTAACACTCGTCTGAAGCTCTCCCACGGATAACTCTTTGTACTACTGCCAAAAGTAGCTACTTTCTCCACAAGTACTGTTTTCTGTGAGCCGTCTTCAAAAATTTTAGATGTGTTCACTTCCTTAATAAACACGTGAGAGCCAAGTGTCGTACCCTGAAAAGGGTATATTTCTCCTTCAATGGCTACTACTCCGTCTGACACCGTGTTCCCTACTACTTCACACCCCGAAAGAATAATTAAATCTCCTGAAATACCACTCATTGCATTGAATATCTTATAAGCATTCTGCATATAACTTAATACATCGGTAGTTAGTGGGAAACCTCCCGTTTGGTTTACATTAATACTGTTCATAATATTCTATACTTCTATAATATATCGTTTACTCGCTAATTTGTAAAAGTCTATTAGGGCTTCTATCTCAAAGAAACGGTACTTACCTATTTCACTTGTAGGAATCTTCTTTGCCTCCCATATCTCCAAAGGTATTTTTACGATAAAGTCTACTCCTGTATCGCTGTAATCTACCTCACGATGTAAATACATTGTCCCTAAAAACTTCGGTTTTTGTTCTCCTTCAGTATAAAGATACTGTCCTTTGTACTGATTGCCGTCCCATATGCGTATGCGCCGTTGCTCAATGTCGAATGCATCATTTAGCGCTTTGCGTAAGTAACATACTTGCCCATTCAGTCCAAGTTTCTTAATATCCAAATTTCTCTTCTGAATAAAATCATAATACAACTGACTGATAGGAGCACTAAGCATTCTTATCCATCCTACCATTCTTGCCTTTCGCAAAAAAGAAGGTATAAGTAGAATGACCAATTTTTCTATTTTGAAATTAAATATCATTTTGTGATGTATTTTATTTGTGAAGCATTCCAGTCTACCTCAAAGTAACCACTTTGCGGTATTTGGGTAACTCCTATGTTTTGTAATGCTCCATAGCCTTTGGTCTCGGGGTCTATCCACGCTGTTTTGAGTTCTTTTAAGTGGGGTATTTTCACCCCATTGGCTTGTTGCAAAGCATCTACAAGATGTGCTACAATAAGTTCACCGTTAAAAGGTAAGTTTTTAAGATAACCCTCTATGGCTTCTTGTATAGGGCGTTTGCCGTAAAGCACATCGCTTCCATTACTATCCAATACTAATGGGTCGTAATACACATCAAGGTTCAGAACAAGCTTATCAGGCAGATAATTAATAACCGTAGTGCGTACTCCAGCATCTTTAATTTCTGATAAATAACCGCTAAAAGCATTTTGTTCATCTGCTGTAATAGGCTGTAATCGTCCCCCGTTTTCAGTGGCTATCTTTACTATCAACCTACCGTCATTACTCTCCACCACTGCCGAGTATTTTATAATCTTACTCGTCTCTACTTGCTCCTTTGTCTTATCTTTGTTGTTAAACTTATCGCTGTCGGGTAAGAGGTCAAAACCATACTGAAAGGCAAGGGCTTTACTTCTATACCAGCGTGCAGTATGAGGTTTTAATTCCGTAAGGCGTTTATCAATATCTGTCCTATGTAAGTCGAATAACTTTTCTAAGCTCCAAATAGCTACCGAGATAATATACACCCACAGTCGCCATATAGCTACTCTTGAGTTTGAGTTAAGTACGTTTAGAGCTTCTTCTCGCTCTTTCGCATTATAGATAATCTGTTGTATTTCTTGTATTGTACGTGCCATAATTCCGTAAATAGTGAAAAGTGAATAATTACTGTCCGTCGTGGCTCACGACAAAATCTAAGTTTATCGCCCATATGCTAATACCTTCCTGGCGCTCGCTTATTATTTTGTCCTCTTGCGTAAAAGCAGTTGCAGGCTGTATCTTCTTTGCGATGTAGTAGGTCAAAATATCATTATTAGTGAATGATTCTGTAGGTATTGTTAATACTTTTCCTGCTACCACATCATCGGTAATACTCAAATTGTTGAGCATTGCCAATTCAAAGACGCTTTCAATAGTTCCTGTGTGCTGTAAAGCAAGGTCTAAAAGACTCTGATTATGTAAAACTACTACTTGCATTATTCTTTTGATTTTCCATTTAGTTGCTTGTATTTCTTTAATTCAGTTAATAGCCCTTCAACAGAGTTTTCTAAATCTTTAATACGCTGGTTTGCTTTTTTGAGTTCCTCAATAGCACTTGCGTATTTAGCCCCTAAATCTTCTATCATTTCTCGATAGATTTTCACGGCTTTATCCACATTCTCAAGTTCACTGGTCTGTAGTTCCATACGTTGCTTAGGTCTACCAAAGAACCAGCCCACTACTCCCGATAGTACCATTCCTATAAACGATACAAAATGCTCTTTAAGTCCTTCTATAATTATTCCCATTGTGTTATTATGATAATTTACTAATGTACTAATTAATCGTTCCTTTTCCTATACCGGTAGTAACTCCTGTATAAGTGCCTGCCAATACGGGTATGCCCGTTTGCACTATTACCTCTCCACTCTTTACATAAGCTTCAATGAGAGAGGCAAGTCGTTCGGCATATTTTTCCATCCCTGCTTCTGTTTTAGTAAGCATTTCTTGTTGTAGGTTTATAATCCCTGCTTTTAGTGCTTGTTTATCTAATGCCATAAGTTTAGTGCTTAGTTTTTAGTAGTCAGTTGCAAGTACTTGCAACTGACTACTAACTACTGATTACTGTAATAATTCGTTTATCTTATTATTAATCTCCTCAAACTTCATCACGTTGTTCGGGGAAAAATTCCCTACACCCGAAGGTGTTTGTATCACCGCGTTTTTAAGTTCCGTTAGAAGCTCGTTTAAAAGACTTTTTAAATCCACTTCTCCGCGTTGCAAGTGCAAGCCTACTTTGTCTATTGTAAGCTGTGTTTCTTCTATACGTAAGCTCACACTCTCTATCTCACTATAAGCTACCACGTAATAGCGGTTCTCGTCTTCCCCTATCGAAGCTATCAACACACTGCTCCCCTCCTTGGGGAAGAGATAAAACCGCTCAGCATTATCGTTAATCACCGAAGCTAAGCGCACGGTATATTGTAGCTCGTCGTCCTTCACCTCACACGTGCCCTTTTCTTTGTCTACCGATACCACTTCTACGGCTATGGTAGGTGTTTTGCGTCTTCCTATCTGCCTGAGCCCTTCTGCTAATTCTCTGTCTATACTCATAATTTTGCTCCTATGGTTACTTGTCGACGTGCGCCATTACGTCCGAAGGTAATTTCTACTTTCTTAATAAAGTAACGTTCGTCTATCTCTTTCAATTCATTATCTATCATATGAGCTTGCATACCTCTCGTCGCAAAAGGGACCAAGAAACTCGTTATAGAGCCGTCAAAGCCATCGTATTTCAGCCTTTCCATCTCGGCTCTTGCCATTTCTCGTAGCTTAGGTTCCTCACTCACTACCGAAGTATAAAAGGTTCTTAGCTCACCATCAGGATCTCCCTCTTCCACTGTCTTCTTTTTGTTATTTTTGTCGATATAAGTGTAACGTACTTTCAGTTTGCGTTCCTCCTTAGTCCTATACTCCAAATCATTAGCAACAATGTTGTAATTGAGGTCATAACGCGCTGTTTTCCCTATATTGGTAAGCTCCGAAAGTCCTGCGTACAGCTTGCCTTCATCATTGATAAAAACGCTTAGCCTAAACTCTTCTTTCAACTTCTCCAATACCTGCGTACCGTTCGCATTGCGAATAATCCACTGGTCTAACTGCATTTCTGGAATATTGTCCGCCAGCACAATAGGCGTGTCCTTCACAACTTCCTGCAATACTTCTCTAAGTGTTGTTTTTTGCCACGACTTGCTGATATTTTTACGTCTAAGTAAGTACATAGCGTCTTCACATTCTATGCTTACAGGAATGCTCGGTTTAACCTTCTTTACATAGCCTTCAAACTCCACTCCGCTATACACACCCTCATAGGCAAGGGTAACACTCACTTTGTCACCCACCTTGATAGCCTTTTCAGTATAAAGGCTTTCGCCCCCTTTGGCTACTTTAAAATGGGTTGGCAGTTCAATCGTACAGGTGTCCGCCAATTCGTCTACCGATTTGGTGATTTTAACGTTGTGTACTGCTCTAAAAGTGTAATCACCTATTTTTATAATCGCTTGTAGTACAAACATTAGTATATCTTGTTAAGTTGGGTTCGTTTCTCGTCTAATTCCGCATAAAAGTCCATATCCGATACAGCTTTAATGGTGTACTTCTGTATACCTTCTTTGCCTTCCATTTCCTCAAAGCTAATATCTTTGAGCACGATGTTACCAATGTCAAAAAGAGTAAAGAGCTTATTGCCTATCACTTCCAAACTCTCATTCTTTTCAAACAATTTGTTAAGGCTTTGTACTTGTGCCGTAGGATATTGATCGGGATTTTTGGGATCTACACACAGTCCTCTTATGGTAATTTGCCAATCTTCAGTAGTGATATATTCCTTCACCTTACCTTTGCGTTGTTTGCCTACCGTTGCCGTTTCTACAATGGTTTTAGTAAGCGAAAAACTCACCAAAGGCTCATTGGGGAAAACCGTTTGCTCCCCCGATTTATCAGCCACTTTTAACGTCATAAAATACTGACTGCCATTACTGCGTGCCTCACTAATGTTAGACAAACTCGGCAGTACAAATTTCGTTTTATTGTTTGCCCACCACTGCGGGAAAGCTGGACCTACATAGTCCAAAAAAGCCCGTGCGGTGAGTTCTTTTATATCAAATTCCATAAATTACACTGTTTGCATTTGGTTTACACTGTTCACAATTCTCAAAAGCTCTTCTTTCAGTTGCGCCCCAAAGTTTTCCACTCCTTCCCGTACCGATGATACGTACACTTTGGTATCCGTGCCCAAGTTGCCTATCTGTATGTTGATATGCGTTTGACGGGTACCTCCTGTTACAATATTATCTTTGGTTTTATTACCCATCTCTGAAAAAGGTGTGCTGGCAATAGGTGTTGCTAACGGACTTGTTTTTTGTCCCGTTTGTCCTATGCCTAACTTGCCCATTAGCCCGTCTTTCACACTCGAAAGGCTCTTAAACTCCAAAGAGTTCCACGCTTTACCAAAATATTCTTTTGCTTTAGCTCCTGCCTCACCTGCTTTTTTATAGCCTTCTGCTACCGATTTAGCACGTTCTTGCAAGTCGTTTTGTATTTGGCTTATCATCGCTTGGTTCTCTTTACTATCTCCCAAACCTACAGCCTCTTTAAACTTATACCAAGCCAACTTACAGAGGTCTATACCTGCCATAAAAGCATTGACCGCCGTATTCCAATGAGCTTTGTAGGTGAGAATAAAGGCTTCCCACAAGTATTTCATTCCTTGCACAGTGTTATCCCACGCTTTACCCCAACCGCTCACGCCTACAATACAATAAGTGATGATAGCAATAAGTGCCACGATGCCTGCTATAATCAATACAATAGGATTAGCTAAAAAAGCTAAGTTCGTTTTAATCACTGCCCACGATAGTCGGTTCTGCCACGCCGCAGCAATAGCCATATAAGTGTTATGCAATGTGATAGCTGTAATAAATACTCCTAACACTCCTGCAATACCAAGGATTATGGGGTTCCCCTCTTGAAGTTTTTGAATAAACCAACTCAATCCTTCATTCAAAGCTCCAAATACCATCGTAGAAAGTGCTACCAACGGAATCAGCAACGGACTTATAACCTCATATACTTTTACAGCTATAGATTCTATCGAAGCCATTAAAACTGTAAACCTGCCTTGTAGAGTGCTGTTCACATTCTCAGCTCCTTGATAAAAATCTCCTTGTGCATCAGTTGCCCATCGGAAAGCCTCAGCCAACTCTCTTGCCGAAATTCCTCCTTTGTCCATTCGCTCTTGCAGAGAGGTCATAGTCTCGCCCGTCCGCTCACTTATCACTTGCAAAGGATTAAATCCTGCCTGTTGCATCTGTGTGAGTGTAGCTTCTTGCAATTTCCCTTGTGTGGTCACTTTGGCAAAGGCAGTAGCCAAGGTTTCTATCTTTTTGCTATCCCCCAAGGCAATATCTCCTATTTGTTTGAGCATTCCTAATGCTCCTTCAGGAACCAACCCTGCTCCCATTAAACTCTCTTGAGCCTTCACAAGCGATGGTACTTCATAAGCCGTTTGCCCACTGTATTGTGTGAGATTCTGATGTATTTCTTGTGCCTTTTGCATATTACCTTGCACAAAAGTAGCCAGACTCATCTTTTGGGTGTCTGCCGTAAAACCTTGCTTAAATATTTTCTGTAAAGACGAGATAGGGTCTATAATGTTATTAACCACCTCCTTTAACCTTTTAGTCTGATCAAAGAAAGAAGATATCGTGTTTTTTGGATTTTCTGCCATTTATAAACTTTTTTCTTTACTTTTTTATTCTCCATACGATTCACTCTCCTTTTGGCGAATCCATTCCAGTTCTTTCACTCGCATAGCCCACTCAGTATCATTGAGGGCATCGGGATTGGCAATGTGCATATAGTAACGCAGTGAGGCATTGGTAATACGCAACCAATCCCGAGGCTCGTCAATTTCCGCACTGCTTAAAGCTTTTCCAAGGTAGCTTCTTTAATCTGTATCAATTCGCCAAGCTTACTGCTTGCCGAAAGGAAAAGTGCATCATCAGTTTTAATCTCTTCATCTCCTCCCAACCAACAGTTAGTAAGGATAGCCTCATTAAACTTCATCGGGTCTTTCGTTGCCAATGTCGAAGCATAACTCAGGGTAGCGCGGTCAGGCGTTCTCAAGTATGCTACTTTGTCATCTACTCGCAATACAAATACTTCTTTGTACTTCGCTTTCCATTGTTTGATTTGTTCTTTTGTTACGTCCATTTTTTATCAATTTGCTAATTTTCTAATTTCCCCGCCTGTGTGGCTCTCACTTGCCTGTTGTGCTACGACTGTGGCTCACACCTACGATTGGCGTTTTACATCAGTGAAGATAATAGGAAGCTCTACAACCATATTTTTATCTCCCTGCTTCATTGCCTTTTTCACTTCGGTAAATTCCACATTCTTGAGAATATCGGTTACTATTTGTCCACCTTCTGAGGGCACGTAAGCAACAACCAAGTCGAAGTTAAGGTTCAAAATGTCGTTGTTTTTGGCATCACGCGTCATTGCTTCCAATTCACTTTGCCAAATGCTCAACTTTCCCTCAAAACTGTGATTACCTCTTACAATGCTCAAAGGTTTACTCCCACGTCCGTAAAGCGCCGATTTCTCTTTTTTCTCAGTGTATTCTACTTCTGTCACCCCGGCAATAATACGTCCTCCAAAGGCAATCGAAATATCGCTCCACGCATACTGTTTACTACTAAATGTTCCCATTTTTTTTTCTAATTTATTAATCTACTAATTTATTAATTTGCTAATTTTCTGCCCGTCGTGCTACGACTAATTTGCTAATTCTCTGCCTGTCGTGCTACGACCTCACACCTAATTTTCTTCTTTCTTTGTGGTAAAACCAATATTCACCTCAATAAAATCAGCATAACCCACAGGAAGGAGTTTTAGCCCTACTACCACTTTACCTGTTTGCAACACCTTCTGTTCAGGGTCTATATTGATGTTCACTGCCGATAGCCCTCCTTTCGAAACCATTTCGCTTTGCAAAGTGTTCTCCAACTTGGTCTGCCAACTCTTGATAATAGCAGGGTGAATGCTTCCCTCTTCTGAAAGTAACACCTCATCGCTTAATTCCTCTACCAAAGCCCCATAAGCAAGAAGTAACGCCTTGTCCATTACCAATCCGCTACTGAGACTCTTAAAATCATCAGTAGGTTTGGTAAGCGTATTATCTCCTGAAAAATAGTAGCCTGAACGCCCTACGAAGGTACGAAAGAAAATATAGCCTTTGTCGTCTAAGGCGTCCCACTGGTCAGCTTTGCTGTCAATAGTAGTTCCGTCAGTAAAATAAGCCACCAATGGCAATACACTACCGTCCTTCACACGGTGAATTTTGCGCTGTACGGGTATAGCACTCATTTTTCCTAAAAACAAACCTACTGATGCTTCTTTCTCCTTATCGTCATTACCGATAAAGCAAGCCACTTTGTTGAGTTCGTTTTCCGAAAAATTAGTAAGGTCAGCTACTTTGCCGTTCCAGCTGTTGCCCGATACCACTACTCTAAAAGGCATATACTTCTTTTCAAAGTGCTCAGCAATAGCTTGCGCTTTCACTACGGCTGTTTGTACATCAGTGTCTAAGCCCGCAGCAATAGTTTCGCTACCAGTTGCTTTTTTCACCACACCCAATACCCTAATAGCACCTTTGGCATCAGCTATGAGAGTTGGAGCAAAAGCACCGTCTTTGTCAAGCATTGCAGTCATAGTTGTAGCGTCCGATACGAGCATTACCCACAGAGGTGTACCCGTAGGAGCTTGGTCGTAAAATGCTTTAATATGCTTGTAAGCAAAAGCATTTTCAGCTTCCGAAATACCCAATGCTACGGCTTCGTTTAAGGAAAATACTTGGTACGATTTCCCGAGTTCTACCTTACTGGCTACTCCACTACCTGTAATAATAAGACCAGTAACTTTTTGAATGTTATTGCCTGTACGGTTCATACCATCCTTGGCAATGTTAAATAATACTTTTGGTAATCCCATTTTTTAATTATGTGTTTTTGTTAATTATTTAATAAATGTCCCCCTACCCCTCCCTTATTATATCCTTAATTGTAACTCTACTAATAAAAAGGCAAAATAGTTAAAAATAACTGTTCTCTATTAACTCTCAATCGTTAAAGGCTTTCCTCTTTTTTAGAATTGTTACCAGGGCGGTCAGTAGCGGTTACTATTATTTTATCACCTGTAAGCGAAGGATTAGTAACCGTAGTGGTGTACACCCATTTGCCCTGTACAAGAGTAGCGCTACCTTCTTCCACAAGAGTAGCATCGTGGTCTTCAATACGCACTTTCACAGCTACGACCTTAAAAGCATCGCCCGCCTCTATTATTATTTTCTCTCCTGTGGCACTACCTGTATAGCCTGAATGGTCTATATGGGTAATTTTAGGAGCGCGCAAATAGTCAGTCATCGCCATATTATAAGCCGATACATTCCTGCGCTTTTTAGCCTCTGCTGTATAATCCTCTTTTAGCGAAGGGTCTTGCAAAGCGTTTTTGGCATATGCCGAAGCTCGTATAAATCTCTCTTGTTGTGCTTTCTGAGAAGCACTGGGAGCTTTGGTGTGTGAAGGAGGGGTAGCGACAATAGTTTCTCCTCCGCGTTGGCGAAATACAAACACTTTCCCTACTTTACCACTAAGCCCTGTAATGGCATAGTTTGATTTACTTTTTCCCATTTCTTTAATTTTTTTTGTTATACATTATTTTAATTGTAAGTGCACTTCTATCGTTTGTTTTACGGTGCAAAATTCCGGCGGTTTTTTCAGTTCTGAAAATCGGCAAACAAGCCTTGTACTTATTTCCCCCAACCATTGTACTAATTTGGTACAAGCGTTGAACGTCTTTTTCCTTACCTCATCTATATGTACGACCTTTGCACCATCAACAAATAACAAATGTGTAAAATGAAAGATTTACTCTTAATCAAAAACGATTTGCACCTTGCTGAAGGTGATTTTCAAGTAGGCTTATCTGAGCCTCAACATCAAAAAGCTATTCTTACTGCCGAAAAAGGACAGTGGAAAGAGCACCCCGAAGTGGGGGTGGGTATTGCCCAAATGCTCGCCGACGACCTTTATACCGAAATGCTTATTGAGGTAAAAAAGCAATTGGAGTACGACGGTATACCCGTGAAAAACGTAACCCTTACCCCTCAGGGCTCTCTGCTGATAGAGTAATAGCTCCCCCTTTTGTGGGGACTATCTTTCGGCATAACCGCCCTGAAAAGAAAGTATTGCTACAATTGTACGAGGTGATAAAAACATAATGTTCGCCACCTCCTCTACAAGAGCATCTACCTTCCACTGAGGGTGCTTGGCACTCAGTTCTTCAAAAAGTTGACGCACTTTTTCATTGCGTTTTTGCAAGCGTTCTTTGCGCTGTTGTGTATTATCACATTTCATATGTTTCATTTTTTAAATGTTAAACTTTTTGCCAACTTTGGTAGAGTCAAGAATAACTCTACCAAAGTTTTTTTTTACCTTTGCATCTCACTCCCTATTGCCTGAGGCCTAGGATCTATTACCTAAGCCTTCACTTCCACAAAAAAAGTCTCATCTTGAGTCACCACTACTCCTATTTTTGGAAAGAAGTCAGCTATTTGCTCATTGTTGCGTTCGGCAAGTAGCTTATCTTTTGCTGGTTCTTCGGCTATGCGCACATAAGCAGGTAAAAATTCTTTCAGCAGGTTTGTTACTGTATTCCACGTAAAACCTTTTAGCGTTTTCAGTTTCGGCGTACCTGTGCGGAACCCTATGGTACCGTGCAAACTGTCAAGTGATTTCTTCTTGATAAATAAACTGTCTTTATTTGCTAATGCATAGGCTTGTAATACATCAAAATTGGTGTCTTTTATTTCTTTAAGAGTCGCCAATTCATTCGTGTATTTATTGCGTATAGCTGCAATTTGCTTCTCTATCAACGCATTTATTTTAGTCATTCGCGCCTCTGCCTTTGCATAAGTAGAAAAAGCATTCTCCATTTGTGTTTTAGTTACCCCAGTAGGGATTATTCTTTTTGTTCTTGCCATTTTTGTATTGTTTTTTAATCGTTAATTTTTATTTCAACTGTTTGTCGTGCTACAATCGCCTGTCGTGCTACGACTTGCCTGTGTGGCTCACACCTGCCATCACAGGCTTTACCTTTTACCTTTTATCTTTTACCTTTTACCTTATAAAGCGGGTGCTTTCTTACTGGTTGCCACTCCCTTTGCTCGTCCAGCCAAAGCAGGTGTCGCTCTTCGTCATATTTAAAGATGGGGGCACGCCAACCGTTCTGTTCCACCCACGTTTGTAGTTCTTGCACGCGAGCAGGTACCTCATTCGTACGTCCTGCGCGATATTGTGAGGTTTGTAGTCGTTCCTCAAAAGTAAGCACCTGCAAAAAACTATCAAGAGCAAGCGCTTGGGTATATTCTAAAAATCTATTCATTGTAATTTTTTGTTATTTGTTATTTTTCACTTTACTATTCATTTTTGCATCACTTTCCCTAATGCCTGAAACCTGATGCCTGAAACCTAATCCCTATTCACTACAAGCCGTCCATATTTTTTCAGCTCACTCCACCAGTTCACCTTATGCCCACTAATTCTTCTGGGCAAATAGCGCACAGGCTGATGATAACTTTTGGCTTTTTCTAACAACACAACCGCTTGCTCGCGGAGCTTGCGCTGTACATACTCATAGTCACTGACTTCATTTAAATGTATTCTCATTGTTTTTAATTTTTAATATTAATTCAATTTGTAATTCTAATAATCAATCGTCACATTCTCAGCAACACTAACTTGCCGACTTTACAAGATTTCTTTTTAATAATCCCTTAAACTTCATACGTCTTCTTACGTTTAATTGCCACTCTACAAGGCAAAGCCCTGATTTTTTTTAAAACTAATTTGTTTTTAATTTCTACCTTTTAGGTGTTCTTCATTAAAAATATAATTTCGTACGCTTCTCTCATTTTCTAATTTTCAAATTTGCTAATTTTTCTACTGCCATAAGGTCGATTATCCATAAAATTTTTGTACTTTTGCTCATTGTTCTATTCATTTTGTTTTACGGTGCAAAAATATAGGATATTTTCTACATTTCCAAATTTTTTGTAGAAAATTTTTTATGTTTTTGTCTATCTGATTAATTGTCAATAAAATATTTTTCTCAGTATGTCAAATATTGTTAGTAGAGTAAAAGATTATATCGATTTCAAGGGATTATCGGTTAGAAAGTTTGAAGAGCTTGTGGGCTTTTCCAACGGTGCTTTTGCGACTCAGTATAAAAATAACAAGTCTATTGGAAGCGATAAAATAGAAAATATTCTACAATCTTTTCCCGAACTAAATGCTGAATGGTTGCTCACAGGTGAAGGTCCTATGTTAAAAAACAACGATGTTGTTGAAACTCCTCGTGTAGAAATTATCAAACCTTTAAAAGTAGAAGGAAGAGATTTAACTCCCAAGGTGGTAGTGGTTGAAGAAGACGAACTTTTTAATCCCATACCCTTAGTGCCCATATACGCGCAAGCCGGCTATCTCAATGGTTATGAAGACCCCGAATACATAAAGGAACTCCCTATGTACAACCTCCCCGAAATGCGAAACGGCACTTTCAGAATGTTTCAAGTAAACGGACTCTCTATGTTCCCCACCCTGCAAGACGGCAGTTATGTGGTAGGGCAATTCGTCGAAAATTGGGAGTGGCTCTCAGATAACAGGGTGTGCGTAGTAGTTACAGAGCGCGACGGAGTGATTGTAAAACGGGTTTTAAACAAAATAAGAAAGTATGGCAGTCTCTATTGTAAATCCGATAATCGCGACTACCCGCATATTACCGTTAGGGCTGAAGATATTAAAGAAGTATGGGAATGTAAAATGCACCTCTCTTTCGAGTTCCTCGACCCTATCCCTGAGTACCAAAAAATCGCCGATTTAGAAGCCAACGTTCAGTTCCTAACCGAACGTGTAGAACAATTAGAGCATCACAACAAACCCATTTTATAGCCTATCATAATTGGTTTGCGAATTTTTTTTTGCCCTACACTTTGCCAAATTTCTACCCGCCCATCGTGCTACGAGCACACATTACCTTCCCTTTTTCGTCACTACATTCCCCCTCTCCTTGGGAGAGGGACGGGGTGAGGATTCTCTTTCTTTCGCCTCGAAACCCCGTTTTTAACATTTTTAGCGTTGTTGTATTATATTGTGAATCAACTACTTATATACCCTTTCTATACCAATCGTCCAAGATTCGTATAAGCTTCCTATAAGCTCTCTATAAGCTAACCCCACCCATCTTACAGCTCATTTTTTACCTTTTGCCTAAATTTTCTCTTCCGTTCTTTTCCGATATCTTTCTATCTCCTCAGTCTCTTCAATAAAGCCTTTAATCTCATCTGAATCATCTGACTTGTCGAACCTGTCAAAAAACTATTTTTATCACTACTCATTTGCTAATTTCCAAATTTCCTCATTTCCACATTTCCTCATTTCCACATTTTATTTATCTTTGCAAAAAAAAAATATGTTTTTAATGAAGAAATATATCATCACTTTATCGCTTTTGTGCCTCGCAATGGCTTGCAAAAGCCCCTCAACCGGACAGATAATCCCCCAAGAGGAGATTACTAACCAAATGTATTTCACCTCTAAACCCATTGTTTCTGCTCATCGGGGTGGGGGAGGAGAGCAACTTAAAGGCTATCCCGAAAACTGTTTGGAAAGCATTCAATACCTTTCCAAGAAAGGAATACACAGCTTTGAGATAGATATCTTTGAGAGTGCCGACGGCGATTTGCTCCTAATGCACGACGATAAGTTAGGACGTACCGCCACAGGTCAAGGAGTTGTATCAGCTCTTACTACCGCACAGTTGCGCACTGAAAAACTCAAAGATGAGTTCGGCAATGTAACTGCTTTTCAGATTCCGTTTTTAAAAGATGTACTTTCGTGGTGTAAAACCCATAAGGGGTACTTAATGTTAGATTTTAAAAAGGGTATTTCTTATCAAAAAGTGGTAGATTTAGTGCGCGAAGAGAAGATGGAAGCGCAAGTGGTGCTTATCAGTTATAATACTGCACAAGCCGAAGCCTTGCATAAGGTAGCTCCTGAGATGCTCCTTTCGGTGAGCGCTCGCAATGAAGACGAACTAAACCGTATTTTGCAAACAGGTATTCTTAAACAGAAGTTGTTGGCTTTCACCGGTATTCGTTTAGCTCCTGATGAGCTATACGAGCGTTTAAACCAACTAAAAATACCTGCCATATTAGGTACATTAGGTAACTTAGATAAGCGTGCTGCTACCAAAGGCGACCACCTATATACCGAGTGGGCAAAGAAAGGTATACAAGTTTTTTCTACCGATAGACCTTTGGCATTCAAGTAAAAAATAAGAGGTAAGAAACTTACTTCTTACCTCTTATTTTATCTAAAACAAATCGTTTTCGCTAATACTCTTGTCGTGTTTAGTATAAGCAGTAGGGCGTTTGGCAAAGAAGTCGTCAAGCTCATTGCTGAACACTTCCTCCTCAAACCACATCATCGGTTTAGCTTCCTCTCCCGAAATACCAAAAGGCTTTCCTAATCCCAATTGTGTAAGCGAGTCGTCCAAACGATAACGCATATAGTTCGACAAGTCTTTTTTGCTAAAGAACTCCAATTCACCTTGTTCAAAAATCCAGTCTAGCATCTTGTCTTCCAAAGTGATATAACTACGGATAAAAGTAGTTGCATCTTCTTCGGCTTTAGCTTTCATTTCTGGATTTTCTTCAAATATCTTTTTGAGAATATAAATACCTGCATTGGCGTGTAACTGTTCGTCTACCGATGTCCACGCAATAATATTCGCTACGTTTTTCAAGAACCCTTTAAAACGCGTAAATGAAAGAATAGTAGCAAACTGGCTGAACAACGAAGCATTCTCAATAATCAATGTGAAAAACAGAATCCGCTCCATAGCGTTCTCACGATTTTTAGCCAAGTATTCTTTTAATACATTACTACGTTCTTTAAAAACAGGTACCTCCAATAAGTTTTCAAACTCGTTGTTGTAACCCAAAACCTCCAATAAGCGTGCATAAGCCTCGCTGTGGCGGAACTCACATTCGGCAAAAGTAGCCCCTAATCCGTTGAATTCAGGTTTAGGGAAGAGGTCGTAGAGGTCTCCCCAGAAAGTCTTTACCGATACTTCCACTTGGGCGATACCTAATAGGGCGCGTTTCACTGCCTCTTTTTCCACAGGTGTTAACTCCGATTTAAAATCCTGAATATCGGCAGTAAACTCCACTTCTGAGTGTACCCAAAACGATTTGTGCATAGCGTTCACAAACTCCATAACCTCAGGATATTCAAAAGGTTTGTAGTTCTCGCGTTTGTCAAAAATTCCCATAATGATAAATGTTTTTTTTATGAATGTTTTAATGATGTTTTACAGAGCGCAAAGATAATAAAAATACTATAAACTCCAATAATTTTTCTAATTTGCTAATCCCCACATTCCCTAATTTTCTAATTTTCTCATTCTCTAATTTTCTTCACCTTACCTTTGCTCTTCAAAAAATCTTTTATTTTTACTAATTTTACCTTTTACCTTTTACCTTTTATCTTTTACCTAAATTCCTCCTGTTGATAACTCTGTTAATAACCTGTTAATTTAAATTGATAACTATTTTTTTGTCAATAATAAATTTATTCGTACTTTTGCCTCGTCAAACAATGATTAAACATTTATAGAACTATGGAAGAATTTGTAAAATTAGTAGAACACATTTTGTATATGGAGAATTTCAACACTGCAATTACTCCTGATTTAAAACAAAAGTTTATAGAGCTTAACAGAACTTATGGCAATAATGTGCCCGATAAGTATAAAGCAGATGTAAACAGATTATATAATAGCTTTCGCGATAAACAAAGCGTAGAGGTAGATAGTAACGCTTACGCTGTTAGCTAATAGTAAATGAATGTTTTAGTAACTGGAGGTAGGGGGCAATTAGGTTCTGAAATTCAGGCTAATCCTCACAAGAAAAGTTGCTACTATTTCACGGATATAAATAGCTTGGACATCTGTGATGTCCAAGCTATTCGTGCTTTTGTGCAACTCAATAATATTGATGTCATTGTCAATTGTGCAGCTTATACCAATGTAGATAAGGCCGAAGACGACTCAGCTCTCGCAACTCTTATCAACCATACAGCAGTCGAGAATTTAGCAACTGTTTGTAAAGAACACAACTTGCCTCTTATTCATATTTCCACCGATTATGTCTTCGGAGGAAGTAAAAACACTCCTTATACCGAAACCGACCCAACCACACCTCTTGGGGTGTATGGGCGTACTAAATTAGCAGGCGAACAAGCAATACAACAAGCAGGTATTGAACATCTTATTATCCGTACAGCGTGGTTGTACTCATTGCGTTTCGGTCATAACTTTGTAAAGACTATTCAGCGCCTCAGTGCCGAACGTACTGAACTAAAAGTAGTATTCGACCAAGTAGGTACCCCTACCAACGCTTCTGATTTAGCCGATTTTATTGTGCAAGCAGTCGAAAACCTTTGGTATAAAGGCAAACGTGAGGTATATCACTTCTCTAACGAAGGGGTTTGCTCGTGGTATGACTTTGCAGTAACTATTGTAGCGCAATCGGGTAATGATTGTAAAGTATTACCCTGTCGTTCCGATGAGTTTCCAAGCAAAGTAACGCGCCCTGCCTACTCAGTGTTAGATAAAACCAAGCTAAAAAAAGACTTTAATTATCCAATTCCTCATTGGAGGCATAGTTTTTGCGGTGATAAATGAGAAATAAATGCTAAATTATATGAAAAAAGAAATCTCAAAGAGCCCTTTTAAAGTAGGTGATATTGTAGAAGTATCACCTGATTTAACTATGTTAAAAGATTGGATAACAGGTACTGTTATTAAAATCTTTAAAAATCCGTTTATAGGAGATGAAATAGCTATCAAAGATAATCAAGGACGTATCTTCTTCGGCGTAAAAGATTACTTTAAAGCCTCTAAATCTTAGGTTATGTATGCTATAGCTTTTGATATGAATATATCATCTTTAGAAAAGCATTATGGGAAACCATATAATAATGCTTATTATGAGATAGCTTCAGAACTTGAAAAATATAACTTTTACAGAATACAAGGGAGTACCTATGTAACCGATAATAAGGATATGGGGAATTTAATGTTAGCCATAGATGCCCTTGCTTATATTGAATGGTTTGCTAATGCTGTTAGAGATATAAGAGTATTCAGAATTGAGGACTGGAGTGATTTAACTCGAGTAGTAAAAATAAAATCCACTAAAAAAACATTTATTAATTAAATATGGGACTTATAATAACCATCGCAATCATAGTGATTGTAGTATTTTGGTACATTAGTGCCAATAATAAATTGGTAGCATTAGCCAATAATCGTGAGAACGCCTTTGCTGATATCGATGTGCAACTCAAGCAACGTCACGACCTTATTCCTCAACTCGTAGCAGCTGTAAAAGGCTATATGACTCACGAGTCCGATGTGCTCACCAAAATCACTCAAGCGCGCAGTCGTGCTATGAGTGCTACTGATATAAACGATAAGATTGCAGCTGAGAAAGAACTCTCTTCTGCTATGGGTGCTTTCAATATCCAAGTAGAAGCTTATCCTGATTTGAAAGCGAATACTAACTTTATGCACCTCCAACAAGAAATTGCCGATATAGAAAATAAATTGGCGTCAGTGCGTCGCTTCTTCAACTCTACTACCAAAGAGCTGAATACCGCTATCCAATCGATACCTACTAACATCGTAGCAGGTTTCAAGAAAATGACTCCACAACCCTTCTTCGATTTGGGTACAGAACAACGCCAGCAGTTGGATAAAGCTCCCGAGATTTCGTTTAGCTAATCGAATGCACAGAAGATATATAAAGGAGATGTTTTATAGCGTCTCCTTTATTTGTTTTTTTTAACATTGTTTGGTATTCTCATATAAAACTAATATCTTTGCCACTCCTATCCTTGCAAGTAAAGAAAAATTGGTAATAATAAAAACTTAAATTATGCAATATCTTGGTATCCGACAACAAATCGCACGAAATAACACCAAGTCTGTTCTGTATTTATTAGCCTTCCCCTTGCTAATCCTTGCGGGGACCTATGCGGTATTGTATATGCTTAACGACCAAGATATAGAGGCTGTGAATGCTCAATTCCTTTCAGTAGTCCCTGTCGTGCTGATAGGGGTAGCTATATGGTTTGTAATCTCCTACTTCTTCAATACCCAAATGATACAAACCGCCACTCACTCTCGTCCCTTAGAACGCCGGGAGAATATGCGGGTGTATAACCTCACCGAGAACCTTTGTATGAGTGTCGGAATGCCTATGCCCAAGCTCTATATTATAGAAAGCGACGCACTCAATGCTTTTGCTTCCGGTATCAACCAAAAAACCTTTGCCGTCACCCTCACACGTGGCATTATCAACACGCTTAACGACGACGAACTCGAAGGGGTGATAGCTCACGAACTTACCCATATCCGCAACCGCGATGTCCGTTTGCTTATTATTACCATTGTGTTTGTAGGTATTTTTGCCACGATTGCCAATATCGCTTTCCGCACGATGCTCAATAGTCAGTTGTATTCTTCACGCAACAGGCGAAACGAAAAGGGTGGGGGAGGAGCTGTTGTACTGGTAATCTTGTTAGTCGCAGGGGTTGTCTATTTCCTTTCAATACTCTTTAAGTTGGCACTTTCTCGCAGTCGCGAATATATGGCTGATGCAGGAGCTGTTGAAATGACCCATAAGTCTTTGGCATTAGCCAATGCCTTAAAGAAAATCTCAGGGCACTCCACCATCGAGGGCGTCAATAACGACGAGGTAAAAGAACTCTTTATCGACTATAAAGCCGAAGGCTTTTTTGCAATGTTCGCCACCCACCCACCTATTCGCAAACGCATACAAGTATTAGAGCAATTTTAA